GGAGCTGCAGCCGCCTCGGAGCTGCAGCCGCCTCGGAGCTGCAGCGGCTGCAGCCGCTCCGGAGCTGCAGCCGCTTCGGAGCTGCAGCCGCTGCAGCCGATGCAGCCGCTACCGTGTGCAGAACCCGCGTTTGATTTCCGCTCCCGCGACGAGAAAATGACCTCCCCAACCACCCCGGATGCATTTTTTTCCCCTGCAAAAACAAGGGGTTGTGGACCGCCCCAGGGCCTAAAACAGGACGGCCCGGAAATAGAACAGCCCCGGTCCGGAGCGGCCCCGGAGGGAGCTCGAGCGGCCCCGGTTTCCCTCTGGGGGGCCACCCCGGGGGCGTGTAGGGCGGCGGGAGCGCAGCGACCACCGCTCCGCCACCGGGGTGGCCCCCGAAATCTTCCGGGGACCCCCAAACCTGTACAGAACCAGCCCCGATTCCGGCTCCGGCCCCAGCTCTGTCCCGGGGACCGCCCCTGGATCTATCCCTGGGGCTGAAACAGAAACCCCCCTGCTGCTGGACAACAGGGGGGTTGGTTCTGCACGGGGCGGCTTTTTGCCGCCCTATATCACACCGATCTAAACGTCGGCAAAGATTTTCACCCAGAGGCCCAGTTCCTGTATCAGTAACTGGACGTGTTCCTGGATCGATCCACGCGGGCGTCCCGAAGAATCTCGCCTCGCTCGCTTGGGGCGAGCGAGCGGATTCTTACGACCAGCGCCGAGATATATCCCGGAACAGGTCCAGTTCCAGTAACTGTAACTGGACAACCGGGTGGTATGTCAAACGGAAAGTGTAACTTTCTCGAAAAGCCCCAGATCGTGCGGCTTTCCCGGCGCGTCGTCGAAGAGCTTATGGCCCCGCCACCAGGCAGCTACGACCCGGAGTCTGGACCGTGGATTTCCCGGCCATCTTCAGGACGTCGGCGACGAGGCTATGACAGTGGCCGGTGATAGCCCTGATTTGCGTTTTCCCGTACCCTTCATCCCAAAGCCGAAGAATCCTGTCCCTGGACTCCTGGGTGACGGGTGTCCAGGTATGTTTGGGCTTCGCAACCGGACCTCCGACGTGAGTCCAAAATCTACCTGTACAGATGTGGGATATGCAGAACCTGCTTACTCCCAGCTCCTTAGCCAGTGCCTTCTGCGTCTCCCCGCCGGCGTATCTCTCCCTGATCTGCACCACCTGAGCTTCGGTCAGTTTGGCCTTATGGTTTTTGCTCCCGGTCATCGAGCGACCGGCCATAACGCAATCTTGGGAGTTTTGGTCGTTCGTCCCCAGTTCCAAATGCGCGGGGTTCACGCAAGACGGATTGTTGCAGATGTGGCGCAGAACCAGAGGGCCTGCCGGACAGACCCCGTGCTCGATTGCGTAGGCTAACCTGTGAGCTTGCACCTTGCGTCTCACATGCGAGCCTTCCGGTTTTGGCAGGTACGAGGTCCCGTAGCCGGATCTGTCCCTCGTACCTTGCCACTCCCAGCACTCGTCTGCCCGCCCCTTGACCGCCTTTGACCAGAACTTCTCGACTGCTGCTGGCCCTGGACGTTGTAGTTCCCTGGCTATCGCCATCGCTCCCATCCTCCCTTCGAGCCTCGACGGCGCCGGCCAGGCCGCTTGCCGTGCGGACTTGATTGGTCTACTACAGAGATGCGCCCACCTCTTTGGCGCGACCTCCTCAATACAGGGGGGCGGCCAGATTCATGCCTCTGGCCGCCCCCCGACCTCATTGCTCCGGGGCGTCGAAGATCGGAATCGTCCCGAGCTCCAGCAGCTCCTCCCCGGTGAGCGGGCTGCGGTACTCGACGTAGGTGGACCCGATTTTTCGGTAGGTGCGCTGCCGCGTCCCCCACTCAGGGAAGAGGATCCAAAGCTCGCGCAGGGCCACCTCCTGCATCTCCGGTGTCCAGTGAGCAACGGGGATGTCGAGGTCTCGTTCGTCGAACTCTGCCCTGTACCGCCAGACGACCGGGGTGTCGAGATCGACCGTCAGGCTGCTCATAAACTTGAGCGTGCGACGCTTGCCTTCAAATCCGACCTCGCCGGGTCGAGCGCCCAGTCCAACCATGCGGGTGATTGTTGTGCGCGGGTCTTTCCCCTCCTTCAAATCCCACGGCAACCGTAGGGCTAGCTGTCTCCGCTCTTGCGGTTGTAGCTGCCTCTCCTTGTCGTTCGCGAAATAATTCAGATCCTTCGTCGGCAATTTTCCCCTCCTCTGTCACGTCAACTGTTTTTCGTTCCTGGGCCTCGAGTACCAACCGTCGCCGATCCAGCTCCCCCTTCAGGGCCGCAATACCCTCGAGCTGTTTGCCGATAGAGGCCCGGGTCGCTTCTGTCGTCCCTTCCAGCGTCGCCTTCTGCTCCATCAACAGTTGCCGTTTGTCGGAAATGACGGCAAAGGCGTAGCCGATATCGCGCAGATCGCGCACGGTCATTTCCTGCTGGTCCAGGCGGTCCAGGATCGTCTCCATGCGCCGCATGGCTTTTTGCGCCAGGCCGGTCAAAGAGTCAATCATCTGGCCTGTTTCTTCGACCTGCTCGTCTATATTTTTGGATATCCCGATTTTCCCCTCCCTACTGCGGTCCCTCACCGTTCGGGTCATTTTATTCTTGGACACATCCCTCCCCTTTCGCGTCTGAAAAATAATGTCTATTTATTTCCCTGCATGAATTTGGACGAATTCTCCACAGAAGAGCTGGAGCAATTACTTGCCGAAGCCGAGGTCCATAAGGGCCGACTTCAACGCGACCTGGCTTTTGCCCGCTTTACTCCCTTTCCCTACCAGGAGGAGTGGTATCGGGCCTGCTTCGAGAAAACGCACCCCATAGTCGCCCTCTTCTGCGGCAATCAGCTTGGCAAGTCTACCCTTGGCGCCCTGGTGACGGTCGCGCGCTGTATGGGGATCTGGCCCGAGTCGATTTCGGGGCTACAGGTGCCCTTCGAGTGGCGGCCGGGATCCTGTCGCGGTCAGCGGTTTTTGGCGGCCGGCGAGACGTTTGAGGTGTCCCTGCGGGATACCATCGTCCCGAAACTCCAGGAATTTGTCACGCCCGACATGCTCGAGCGGCCACCTAAGCGGAACTCACTCGGCATCCCTACCCATTGGCGGTTTGTGACCGGCGCCGAGCTTGTCCTTATGTCGTACCAGCAGGCTACGGAAAGCTACGAGGGGGCCGTCTGGGACGGCGTTTGGTTCGACGAGCCGCCGCCCCAGGACGCATTCTCCGCTATTCGGCGAGGCTGCCTGGCGCGCAAGGCGCAGATTCTCATTACGGCGACTCCTCTCAAGGAGGCGTGGATGTTGGACGACCTATTACTGCCGTCGCTCGAGCCCTCGCACGCCAGTTTTGGCTCTGTGGCCCATTTTGAGGCGTCGATCTGGGAAAACGCGGAGAGTAACGGGGGCGTTCTGCCGGATGCTGAGATCGAGTCTTTCCTTTCGAGCCTGCCACCGAAAGAGCGGCAAGCCCGCGAATTCGGCCACTTTGCCGACCTTCAGGGGCTGGAATTCGAGTACGTTCGTCCCGAGACACATGTTGTCCCGGACTTCGATGTCCCCCCGCATTGGCCCGTTGTCGAGGTAGTTGACCCGAGCATGAAGCGTGGCCTCACAACTATCTGGGCAACGGTCGATCCGGAGGACTTCTGGTACGTCATCCAGGCAAAGGTCATCCCGGACGATTCCTTCTCCGCGATGAATCGCGACCTCCAAAAATGGCGCGACGTGCTCGGTCGTCAGCCTGACTATTTCTTGATGGACCAACGCGGCGGCGCCGCAATTACCAGTAAGGAGAAGAAACAAACATGGTTCGACGAGTTTCGCGTAGCGGGCACAACGTACCAGCCCAGCCGGGAGGTTCCGATGCAGACGCTGCACGGGTGGCTGAAGCTCGAGTGGATGCCACGCAAGGAGAAGTTCCTGCCGAAATTGCGGCTGACACAACGGGTGGCGAACGAGAAGGACGGCCCTCTTCACGCTCTACAGAGGTTCGTGTGGGACGAGCGGCTGATGAGCAAGGGGCGGCTTCAGAGGCAAAAATCCAAGGACTTCGTGGATTGCCTGCGGTATCTGGCCGGGCAGCCGGGGATGAGGTTCCAGCGACTGAGCCAAAAAAGAAACGGGGCCGGCCTCCAGGGAGCAAGAATCGCCCAAAGCTACAGCCAAAACCCAAGCAGGAAAATCCTGGTCCCGGGACTGCGGCGCCGGCAGCCGGCGTACCGAACCAGGTAAAACCGGATCAGGCGGTTTTGGCGGCGGCACTGGCGGATCCAACCGTTCAGTATATTCTCGCTCACCAGCAGACTCAATTTGGCGCCTATCTTCAAAACGCTCTCAAAGAGCAGGCCGAGTCCATGCAGGCCGCGCATGCAGTAGAAATGAGCCAGGTCGCCGCCTTAATCCCCGAAACTCCGGCCGATTCAGCTTCCGCTGAAACAACGCCTCCAGAATTGAGCTCAGAACTTCTAGAGACAATTCGGTCGGTTGTGCGCGAAGAAATTGCTCTCTATTCTAGGCCAACTCAAATGACTACCCCCCCTGCACCTCTGGCGCCTTCGGCTCCAGTTTATTCTCCCAACCGGGAGTTCCCCATTCGCGGAACTGTTGAGGGGGCTTACACGCCCGGGTGGAGGCGATGAGCGTTTTTGACCTAGCTCGACAAGAACAGTTTTCTGTTCAAAACCCATCTTTGCCTGCCTGGGCGCAGATGGTCGAGCAAGGCAATCCGCGCAGCCTGGGGATTATAGATCCAGACCTCGCCTACGATCTGACCGAAGACGACATCATTACGCAAATTCAGGAAGCGGAGAGCGAGTCGGAACGAGCCCGCGAGGCTTTTGACGCAAAGTGGTACGCCTGGGAGGATTTGTATCGACTACATACCGGCGCCGGCGAAAAGCAGGATTGGCAATCCGACCTGATCGTGCCGGAGGTGCGGCACAAAATTCAGACTCTTCGCTCGCTGATGCAGAGTGCCCTGATCGATCCCGAGCGGTTCTTCACCATCATCAAGGAGTCGGAGCTTTTCCCCGACGCGCAAATCCGGTTCATCGAATCCTGGATGTACCTCACTCTACGGAACGCCAATTTCCGCCAGGCAATGCTGGATGTCCTCGAGGAAGCGTTCCTTTTCGGAACTGGGTGGATGCGCACCTCGATCAACAGCCGGGTCCGAAATCGACCCGGCATCGAGCAGGCGCCCCTTTATCAGGATCCCCAGCAAGAGATGGCGGCGCAGCAAGCCGGTATGCCGACGACACGGCCAATCGTGACGGCTCTACCGGAGGTCTACAGCACCATCGAATGCCGGATTCGACATGTGCGCTCGATGTTTCCCGACCCCCTTTGCCGGTTCGACGATGAGAACAGTCGATATGTGATCGAGCGGTTCGAGACCGACCGCGAGGAGATCGAGGAGCTGCAAAGGCTCGGTATTTACGACTCGGTTGCGGATATCGGTGAGGGGATGCGCGACAACAAGGATCTTCAGAGATCCTACCGACGCATTGAGCAAACTCGATCTGGTCGGCAACGGCACCTCATCCAGGAGTACACAGGGAACCTCTACAAGGACGGCAAACTCGCCTGCAAAAACTGGGTGGTTACCGTCGCGAACACCAACGCGATTTTGCGTATCGGCCCGCAGCCATTGTGGAGCGGCCGGAGTCGATATACTTGCGCTACGCCCCTGGCACGGCAGGATTCGCCCTGGGGCGAGTCAATTATCGAAGCGGACGCCGTCGTCGAGTCCGAAATGAAAACGCTCCTCGACTTGATGAGTGACGATGTCAAGTACAGCGTGCTGGGGGCGTTCCAGATCGACGAGGCTCGCTCGAGCGAGCCCGAGCCTATTACCGGGATCGAGCCCGGTCGAACGTATCACGGCGACGGCGAGTTCATTCGCAAGCTCACGTTCCCCTCGCAGGCGAATGGCGCCTGGCCGCTTTTGAATCATCTTCAGGGCATCGGCGATAAATCGACGATGGTCAACGAATTTGCGGCCGGGACTCCTTCGAGCCGTGGCCGGCCTACGGCCACAGAGGTGCAATCGAAGACTCAGTCTGCAACTGGTCATATCCACAATATCGCGCGCGGCCTCGAAGAGGATTTCATCGAGCCGACCCTGACTCTGGTCTACGAATATTTGTTGCAGTTTGGCTCTGAGGTAACCCCAGAGCTGGAAGACGTGGCCTCAAGCGTTGGCGGTGGTGATTTGCTTCGCGATCCGGTTACGCGTTTTCAACTCCTCGACGTGCCGTTCCGGTTCCAGGTCAGGGGCATTTCCATGCTGGCTACGAGAGAGAGTCTCTGGCAGAGGGTGATGCAGATCATGCAGCTTGGTCAGCAGATGGGCGTCCCCCCGGCCGATCCGCTGAAGCCGTTCTTCACGTTGATTAGCAGCATGGGCTTTGCCCCTGAGCAGTTGGGCTACACCCTGGGACCGGAGCAGTATCGCCAATACCAGCAGGCGCAGGCGCAACAGGCGCAACAGAATGCGGGTGGCGGGTCGGGGAGTGGGGGGCGCGCAGCCACTCCTCCTTCGCCTCCTGGTCCTGCCAACGACGGCTCGCCACCCGCGCCTGATGCCGCGATGAATCAAGCTCGTTCGCAGCAACCTAGCCAATGACACTTGCCCCATTCAAAAACTTGAACGTCCACCAGTTGGGACTGGAGACTGCCGACACAGAAGAGCGAATTCACTCCAAGGTCGATCTTCTGGCTCGCACGGCGTCTAAGCGAACCGCAGAAGTTGTGGTTCCTTTTCAGGATGCGACAACGATTACTGGCACCGCGACGCTTGCCGTCTGGACGCCCACTCCGGGGTTTCGGTTTTTGCTGAAGGGTTTTGACGTAACGATTTTGATTGCTGCTGACATCGCGGCAGCAGCACCGGTGACGTTTGGGTTTTGGGACGGGACCGTGGCGAACGGGCCGATTGCTCCCCTTACTGCGTTTCAAGACAATGACCCCGAGGGGTTGATGTTTTCTGTGCAACGCGAGTTCCACAACGGCATTCGATCCGGCGCAGCTAATCGTCCTCTCGTAATTGCGCCAAATGCCGACATTGGGGCGGGGGTGGTTCATGTGTTTGGCATTGCATGGGGGGACCATGTGGAGCCGTAGCTGGGCGTTTTTGATTGTTCTGATGTTGGTTCAAGCCGCGGATGCTACTGTGACGCGGGTTTGGACATCGAGCGGCAGCAATGTGAACCATCTAGTTTGCGCCGGAGACGACACGCTTGATGCAGGGGCGTGTGGTGCTACTACGAGTTGCCAGCTCGGCACTGCTTCCCCTGCTGCGTGCGAGGTTGGCGAGTGCTTCTTCGACACCGATGCGACAGCGGGTCAAAACCTTTACGGCTGCACGGCGGCAAACACCTGGACACTACTCGGCGATGGCACAGGTAGCGTAAGCCCAGGGGGTCCTGACACTGCCGTGCAGTTTTCTGCAAGCGGTTCTTTTGCCGGCGATAGTGCTTTCACGTTCAATTCTGGAACTGACACGCTGACTGTTCCTGTTGTAACCAACGCAGGCAGCGGATTGCTGCTGGACGATTCGGTTAGTTTGTATGACTCTGTAACGAATGTCACGGCAAGTCTTCCGTTTCTTGAGGTGACCTCCAACTACGATCAGTCTGGAGTTGCAGTCAATTCTTCGGCCATAAGTTTTTCCCCGACTGTTTCCGTCGGGGACACGGGGGCTTCGCTCCTCTTAAGCTCCGTCGAGCTGTTGCGCGCCATTTATGACTTAAACGTAGACGGCACCAGTCCGAGTGCTGCGCTCATGTTTGCGGCGGAACTGTTCAGTTTCCCAACCATTGCAACCAATGTTCCCTCTGCTTCTTTTGGGAGCCACTACGCCACGCATGTAATCGGAGCGTTCCGTCATACATCGACAGGAACTGGAACTTTCACTTCGCAAAGGACGTTCAATGATGAATGGGCTTTGCAAAGCACTGGAACGGGCACGGCTTCTATCGGAGAGCACACCAGCTTCCGCTCTGCTCCGAGATGGGAGGCCGCGGCAGGATCTGCCGTCCAGGTTACTGCGCGTCGCGGCCTATGGGTTTCTGATTACTCCGAAACCAACCAGTTTACCGGCAATGGCACCGAGAGCCTGACGTCAAACATCGGCATCGAGATCGACGCTTTGACTGCGGGTTCGACAAATATCGGCATCCGAAATGCTTCTCCTTACGTCAGCAAGCCCAGTCAGCAAGCGCCGGGGGCAGGCTTCACGATTACTGTAGATGCTGAGTATGTCGAGCTGGATCCGGCTTCAAGTGTGACTAGCAGCGCGACAACGGCTGTCGCAGCCGGCGCGGACGGACAGCGGGTTGTGTTCTCCAACACTGATTCTGGTTCCAATACGGTCACCTTCCAGGATGGGGCCAACCTCGCGCTCGATGGCGATTTCACCCTCAACCCCGGAGATACGCTGACCCTCATATACGACTCTACCGCGTCGAGCTGGCTAGAGCTTTCACGCGGCGACAACGACTCGAGCGACAGCGGCGGGGGCGGCGGGGGGAGTACCGTAACCAGCGCCCAGGCATCTATTTCCGGTTCTGCGGACGCTTGTGCAATTTCGACCGTGGGCACGAGCGAGACGACGGCGGTTTCTCTGGGCTATGATAATTCCGGGAAAAGCACGCTTATTTCGACGACTGTAGTTCTAGGGTCTGTGGGGTCGAGCCGGACTTTCACCGCAAGGCTCTATGTGGGGCCGACTGGTTCGACGTCCCAGGTCGCGGAAAGCACAGGAACAATGACGGCCGGCGAGGACATTAGCTTTACCCTGTTCTATCTGGACACCACCAGCGCAGCGGGCCGGACGGCGGAATTGAAGGTTTTTGCTAGCGGGGGCACCTCTAATACGGTTGATGGCTGTTTTCTGACCCGGATCTCTCACGACTAGGCGTGACCCGATAGTGCTCGCCTGTAGCCATGCATTGACAAAATTGACCACTCCGCTTAGAACATTTTGAAAATGGGCAAGATTTCCCAATTGCAGGACGATTCACTAGAGGTGCTCCGCGCCGCCGCAAAGGCGCCACGCAGCTTCGGCGAGGGTATGGTGAACTACATGGTTCGCCGGCGAGAGCAGCTCACATTGGAGTTGTCGAGCACTGTAAACACCTTCGAGGTCTCTCGCCTCGCAAAACAGATTCGGGCGCTTTCGTTAATTTTGCAAAGGAGCGGCGAAAAGCTGCCCAAGAAAGAATGGAAGCGTGTCCCCTCTGTTGGCCTAAGCGGCCAGGCCGGCGTAGAAAACGCTCTTCATCTCGCAAGGGTTTTGACGCCGGCAAATTGGGAAGAGAAAATCCTGCCTCAGTTTTCCAAGATTGCCGACGAGGCGCTGGATAGCTTGATTGCGGAAAAGGACATCGAAGACAATCTGGCTCTCTTGTCGGAGACGCAAAAGTGGATTCGTTATCTGCGAAACGTAGAACACGGCGGGGAGACCGCGCGGGCTCAATTGCAGCGGAGAGTGCAAAATGCCAGATGAAAACGACCAATTTGCCAAGTACATGGCCGATTTTGAGGCCCGTCAAGCGGAACGTCTCGAGCGTAGCATGGCAGAAGTGAAGCAGCAGCAGGCAGCCCTTGCTCAGTACGTTCAGGCGCAAGGGCAGAGTGCTCGCCAGCCACAGATTAACTTGAGCGACGACAAGGTAGACGAGAAGCTGCTCAAGGAATTGTTCGAGAATCCCAAGCGTTGGGTCGCGGAGTTGAGCGAAATCAACAGAAATCAAGCTGCTCAAATCGCCTCGCAAACCGTGCAGCAATACGAGCAGCGACGGCGCGCTCAAGAGGATCATCAGGCGTTCTGGCAGGGGTTTGCAAGCTACAACGGCGATGTTGCTGATTTCATGCCGATGGTGCAGCGTCTTTTTGATTCCCAGCCCCAAACGATGACGGCTTCGGAACGTGCCGACGCGGCGGCTGCCCAGGTGCGGCAGCTTATCGCGCGGCGGCGTGCGGACGCGGTCGATGACGACCGGCGTCAGACCAATCAGCAGAATCTGACTGCAACGGCGTCTGGTAGGGTTGACTCTGCTCAACAACGGCAGGAAGCGGCTCCTGTTTTGACCGCAGAACAGCGCCTGCAAGAGGGCGTCGATGAATTGCGCGAATGGCGCGAAAAAAGGTTAGGCCTCGCGTAAGTATTTGTTTAGCCCGGCGTTGCGGGTTGGTTTCAAAAAGGAGGGGTGGCGATAAAGGATAAAACCCCATGGCCGGAGGACAAGTCTTCGGCGTCGCTTCCTCGGTCGGCAATTTCAGCACCGACCGTCTGACTAAAGAGGTGCGACGCCTGGGCCAGCCTATGATGCGCTGGCGCCAGTTTACCCGACAGGAATCTTCGTTTTCGTCCAGGCAGGGCGATACGTTGCTGTTTCCCAAGCGCCTAAATCTGGACGCGGACGAATCGACGGGGGCTATTGTAGGCGAACGTCAACCGATTCCGTCCGCTGGCTACCGGACGCTCCAGGGCTCTGTTGTTTGTCAAAAGAGCGCGATCAAGATTCCATACACAATGGAAGCCGAGCTCTACAGCGAGATCGACCTTGACCAACAGAATCGCGAAGCACTGGCTGACTTTATGGCCAAGGCTTTGAACCGCCGCGCTTTCAATGCGTTCAATTCCACCAATGTTTGTTACATTCCGACGGGCACCGATACGGTTCCGACGGCGACGTGGGACGTTGATGGTACGCCGAGCACATCAGCGACGCGAGATAATCAACTCTTCGATTTGAAAGAGGTGGTTGACGCGCTAAAGGCAGGAACGTATGGAGCCAACGCTTCCGCCCCAGTGCAGCCTTACGATGCTGGCGGCAACTACCAGCAGATTGCGTCTGTTCAGGCAGCGCGAGCACTTCGCGATGACGATGAATGGGAAGAGGCAGCTCGATTTGGCGACCCGGAACGACTTTGGGCAGCGGAAATCGGAAGAATTTATATGACCAGGACGGTCGAGGACAACGCCATCCTCGGCTTGAATAATAATAAAAAAGGCGAGGCTGTAATTTTCGGCAAAGACCCGGTGATTGAAATCATCGCGCTTCGCGAAGAAGTCCGCATGGAAATCCCGGCGGAGCTTGGAACCGATCTCGCTATCGGTTTCTGCTACCTGGGAGGGTTCAAGCTCACCTGGGACTACAACTCTACAACGGAACCCGATAACCGGGTTGTGAAGATCACCTCGTCCTGAGCAGAGAACGAGCGGGAGAATAAGATGCAATTCGGAAAGTCGAAGATTCTGGGGTTTGCCCTGGATTTGCCGATTGGGTCTGGCGACACGATCAACGCAGATTTGATTGAAATTCCAGCGGGCGGCGGCGGGCTTGTCATTACGCAGGTCGCCTATTCCGTCGGCTCGACGCTGGAAACCACGTCTGCGGTCGAGCTGTTGTTCTGGCGCCGTCCAAACG